AGCAAAAGATGCTAACGGTAACTCGGTTACTATCGACATGGATGCAGTTAACGCATGGGTTGATCCTAACGCATACAAGTTTAGTAGAGTATTAGATTATCCAAACATAGGCGATCAACTAGACGCACTGTATCACGCTGGTGTGTTTCCTGATGACATGGCTGCACAGATCCAAGCAGTGAAAGAAAGGTATCCTAAGACATGAGTACAATCGCAGTCAATGCAATTACAGATGCCAGTGCTGGTAACACAACAAGCATCAATGGAGTCACGCCTAATGCTAATAACGTAGTAGGTAAGAACAAGATTATTAATGGCAACATGGCGATTGACCAGAGGAATCTTGGGGCTAGTGTTACACCAGGGGAAGGTATTTACACGCTTGATCGCTGGGAAGCAAAACAAACTACTGCATCTAAGTTTTCAGTACAGCAAAGCACAAGCAGTCCTCCAGTTGGATTTACAAACTATGCAAGATGTACATCTCTTTCTGCTTTTTCTGTTGGATCATCAGATCAGTTTGGTTTACGTCAGATTATTGAAGGTTTAAATCATTCTGATCTTAATTGGGGAACCTCTGACGCTAAAACAATTACTATTTCTTTTTGGGTTCGCTCTTCATTAACAGGAACCTTTGGTTGTGCGCTTTATAACTATGCTGGCGATAGGGCTTATCCTTTTACATACGCAATTAGTAGTGCTAACACTTGGGAAAAGAAAACTGTAACAGTTGCAGGAGATACATCAGGAACTTGGCCTACCACTTCTACAGCAGGGATAGTTTTATTCTTTTCATTAGGTAGTGGCAGTAGCGTTAGTGGAACTGCTGGCGCATGGTCTGGTTCTTTTCTGGCTTCAGTAACAGGAGCAACATCAGTAGTAGCCACAAGCGGTGCTACCTTAGACTTTACAGGAGTACAACTAGAAGCTGGATCAGCAGCTACTGAGTTTGAGCATAGACCGTATACGACTGAGTTGCAGTTGTGTCAGAGGTACTTTGAAAAATTTGCTCCGGGAATAGCGGATGGAGTTACTATATATGTAGGATCTTATGCACAAAGCCCCGGAGGTTCTGCTGGAACTTGGTACTTTAAGCAAGAAATGAGAGCGATCCCAACAATTAGTCTTGGGTCTGGGTCATCAGCCGCCAACACTATTTCTCGGTCTCATGTTGGAGTTTTTTCTGGGGTAAACACCTACGGCCGAATTCTTACACCTACCACAGCTTCAGCGGAGTTATAAACTATGTACCAGCTACTTAAAGATTTCATAACAGGCGAACTAATCAATACAGTCAAACGCCTAGCAGACGGTGCTTACATACCTTTTGATGAAGCAAACACAGACTATCAAGAATACTTAAAATGGTTAGCAGAAGGCAACACACCGGAGGCTGCGGATGAGTGATGCTAGATTAAAGAGAGCAGGTGTATCCGGTTATAACAAACCTAAGCGTACACCTAACCATCCTAAGAAGTCTCATGTTGTTGTAGCTAAATGCGGTGACGGATCAATAAAGACTATAAGGTTTGGTCAGCAAGGTGTATCAGGCGCAGGTAAATCACCTTCGTCAGCAAAAGAAAAAGCTAGGCGTAAATCATTTAAAGCACGACACGCTAAAAATATAGCAAAAGGTAAATGTTCAGCAGCCTATTGGGCTAATAAGGTGAAATGGTAATGGATAACGACAAGCAGTTAGGTAAGTTAGAAGCACAGGTAGAGTCTTTACAACGTCAAATGGAGCAGTTAAGCATTGACGTTAAATGTGTGTCTGATGTGATGACTAAGTGGAAGGGTGCAGGTGTATTGTTACTGATACTAGGTGCTTCGTTTGGCTGGTTGGTAGATATTATTTTAGGTAGATGATAATAAAACACTTGACTTTGTTGTCAATATGTGGTATAATACTTATACAAGGTTGTAGTTCACTAGGTTTAATTAAAGCAGCTATGCCAGGAAAGTCTGGTACTAATGTTAATGCTAATGCTCAAGTAGGTAAAGAGAATACACAACAAGTAGTTGCTAATCAAGAGAACACAAAGATAGAAGCAGAGAATGTTTCTGTTAGTAAGAAGGATAATGATAGTAGTATTACATCAGAGAAAGTAGAAAGTTTAGTTCAGAATAATACTAATGTACCTATGTGGTACTTATTGTTGTTGGTACTAGGCTGGTTACTCCCTAGCCCACAAGAGATCTGGACAGGGTTTGTCAACTCAATAGAAAGATTAATTCATGGCAAGAAGCGTAACAGCCGTAAAAACAAGAACAAACGATAGCGCAAAGGTTGATATGTATACTGTTCCAGCAAAGAACACTGCTGAGATACATATGCTTTATATCTTAGCTACAGCAGGTAATGCAAACGCTGATCTTTATTGGTACGACAGTCACGCAGGGGTTGAGTATCCACTAGCTCATGCTAAGTCTTTACAAGCTACTAACGGTGAGTATTTATTATTAAAAGACTTACAAATAGACTTACAAGAAAACGATAAATTAAGAGTACAGAACAGTGACGCAGCAAGCACAATTACTTACATAGTAACTATGGAATTAAAACCATCATTAGCAACACAATTTCATTCTTAGGAGATAACCATGAAAACTTGTTCGACTTGTAAGACACCAGCTGCCTGTAAAAAAGCAGGTAAGTGTAAGAAAAAAAGTAAAGCTAGAGTTAAAAAGGTACGCGGTGGTTACTAATGAATTATTTAGAGTTAGTTAACAATGTACTAATAAGACTTAGAGAAGATGAAGTAACTGCTCCAACAGATACTCCATACTCTAAGTTAATTAGTACGTTTGTCAATGATGCTAAGAGAATTGTAGAAGATTCTTTTCAGTGGAACGTGTTGACTGAAACATTAACAGTTACCACATCTGCTGATTTGTTTAACTACGTCCTTACAGGATCAGGTCAACGATTCAGGGTTATGGATGTTATTCATTCTGAAGAAGATTATTATTTAGAACCTAAGACCTCTAGTCAAATGAACACTTTACTGTTAAATGAAAATCCACAAAAAGGAGAACCATCCTTTTATAATTTTAACGGTGTAGACGATAACGGAGATACACAAGTAGATTTATATCCTATCCCTAATGGAATACAAAACATTTACTTTAACTTATACAAACCTCAACCACAGCTAACCGATGCTTCTACAAGATTGTTAGTTCCGACTGAGCCTGTTATTAAGTATGCTTACGCACAGGCTGTAGCAGAGCGTGGTGAAGACGGAGGTATAGCTGCATCAGAAGCAACAGCACTAGCAGATATGTCACTAGCAGATCACATCGCTATGGCAGAAAGCAGACAAAACGATCAGTACGTCTGGGCAGCAACTTAATGGCTAAACCATTACAGTCATCAACCATATCAGCACCAGGCTTTCTTGGTATTAACACACAGGAAAGCAGTGTAGATCTTGCGTCAGGCTATGCACTAGAAGCATACAATTGTGTCATAGATAAGTTTGGTCGTATTGGTGCTAGACGTGGCTGGACTAAAATAAACACATCGTTAAACTCTGATCTAGCGTCTAACAGTGTTGACTTTATTTATAACTTACCTAACCCAGATGTTACGTTTGCTGGAGGCAATAACAAGTTATTTACGAGAGCAAGCGGTGCTTCTACATTAGTTACAGCAGTTAACACTACAGTAGCTAATGCAGCAGGTACAGGTACGATATCTTATAGCATCACGGCTAACGAATGGATGGGTGCTAGTATTGTATTTGGTGAAGGACCAACAGCTAGTCCTTATGCTTACTTTGCACAGGCTGGTCACTTACCTTTAGTCTATCACAAACTAGGAGCAGATCATGCACATACAGGTGCTTACGGTTTTAACGTACTTGACGATGCTGGCTCAGTACCTACCACCTATGCTTCTCCTTCTGACTTTAAACCTAATGTAGTTATAGGTGCTTACGGTAGGACATGGTGGGCAGACATTACTAACGATAAACAAACAGTTTACTTTAGTTCGTTACTAGACGGTACTAATCTATCTTCTGGTGACTCAGGTTTCTTGTCATTAGTTGATGTGTTTCCTAACGGTGACGAGGTAGTAGGACTAGCAGCACACAACGGTTTCTTAATTATATTTGGTAGAAGAAACATTGCTGTTTACGCTAACCCTATTGATGTGACTCAGTTAACACTTGCTGATTTAATTACTGACATAGGTTGTGTTGCTAGAGACAGTATAGCTAGTACAGGAACTGATGTTATGTTCTTGTCTGAGACAGGTGTAAGAAGCATTGCACGAGTCATTCAAGAAAAGTCAGCACCTATTAATGACATCTCGTTTAACGTAAGAGATGAGCTAGTAGCATTTGTAGAGTCAGAGACTAACAAAGAAAAGATTAAAGGTGTTTACTATCCTAAAGATGCTTTTTATTTATTAACATTACCTACATCTAAGTATGTTTATTGTTTTGATCTACGAGGTAGATTACAGAATGGCGCAGCAAGGGCTACTATTTGGGATAGCATCGAACCTACGGCATTACACGTTACTTATACAGGCGATTTGTTCGTAGGACAAGACGGCTACATAGGTAAATACTTTAGTTTTTTAGATGATTCATCTACTTACAGACTACGTTACTACACTAACTATTTTGACTTAGGTAGTCCTACAACACTAAAGTTTTTAAAGAAAGGTAACTTTGTCGTTGTTGGCGGTGTAGGTCAAGACGTAGCACTCAAGTATGGTTTTGATTACATTAATTCATATCGGTCTATAACTAAAAAATTAAAAACAGGCTCTAGTGTTGTATCAGAATTTAATGTTAACAAGTACGGAGTCAGCGGAGCAGCTGTCGTAGGTAGTCAGTCATTTAATAATAGCACACCTACTACTAACACACTAACAGCACCTGACGGAACGCACTATCAAGTTGCTTTTAAATCAGTGTTAGATGAAGGTAATGGTTATGATTTACCTATAAATGTAAGATTAGAAGGAGATGGTTTTTATCACATTCCTACTACAACAGGTGCGTCAGGAGCTATAGAAGAAACAAATGCTACTATTTATTTGGTTAGTGCAAACGCTTTATCTGAATACTCTAGTGGTTTAGTTTTAGAAGAAGTCAACAGTAATTTAGGTGGCTCAGGTTCTATTATGCAATTAGGCTTTGAGGCAGATATTAACGCTGCGCCTTTGTCAGTACAAAAGATAGATATTTATGTTAAAGCAGGTAAAACAATTTAAGGATAGGTATGTCTGATTATACAAAAGCAACTAACTTTACATTAAAAGATGGATTAACTACAGGCGATCCACAAAAGATTATTAAAGGCTCAGAGTTAGATGCTGAGTATGTTGCTATCTCAAATGCTATTTCATCTAAAGCTAACTTAGACAGTCCTACGTTTACAGGAGCAGTTAATTCTTCTCAGCCACCTACAGGTAATTCAAGTTCAAGAGTAGCTACAACACTCTTTGTTCAAAATGCTTTAGTAGGTGCATATCCTGTAGGTTCTATTTACATGAACGCTACTGTAGCTACTAACCCTGCTACCTTGTTAGGCTTCGGTACATGGGTGGCGTTTGGTGCAGGTAAAGTACCAGTAGGTATTAACTCAGGTGACTCAGACTTTGACACTATCGGAGAAACTGGCGGTAGTAAAGATTCAATCATACCTACACACAATCATGCATCAGGAACTCTTGCAAATGCTTCTGCCGGAGCACACCAGCACACAACTGGAACAGGTAGATCAGCAAGCACTGCTGGTGGTACTGTTGGTTACTTCTCAGGTTTACACGCTGGAGCTGCTGGCACAGCTCAGTCAACTACAGACTCACAAGGCGCACACGTTCATACAATATCAGGTGACACAGCTAACGCAGGTGAGTCAGCAACAGGTAAGAACTTACAACCGTACATCGTAGTTTATATGTGGAAGCGTACAGTTTAATTTAAAGAGGACATATTATGTGGCAAGCAGTAGTAGGTAGTGCAGTAGTTGGAGGGCTGATGCAAAACAGGGCAGCCAAGAAACAGGCTGCAGCAATGAACGCACAAGCAGCAGCACAGGTTGAAGCTGCTCGTATAGCTGCTGAAGAACAACGATTTAGACCAGTAGGTATTACTACTAGGTTTGGTTCTGCTACGCCACAGTTTACTGACAACAGATTAACAGGCTATGACTATCAAGGTAGTCCAGAAGTAACTGCTCTTCAGGATCAACTAAGTAGAATATATGGTTCTAGTTTAGGACAAGCTGAACAAGCTGCTGGTTATCAACCACAGTTTCAACAGGCAGCTGAAGGATTGTTTGCATTAGGTCAACAAGAAATGCCTCAAAGCAGAGAGCAGATCATGGCAGAGCAACAAGCTCTGTTGCGTCCTTACGACATAGAACAAGAACAACGACTAGCTGCTAGTGTATTTGGTCGTGGTCGAGGAGGACTGAGTGTAGGTACTGGAGGTAATCCAGAACTACAAGCACTAGCTGAATCTCGTAGTCGTAGAGATCAACAATTACTAGCTAACGTAGATCAAGCATACTTAAACAGAGCAGCGTCAGGTGCTAACTTGTTTGGTCAAGGTGCTGGTTTATTAGGTCAGGGTTATACAGTTCAGCAAGGTGCATTAGCTCCATTTACAAGTCAGTTCTCTACTGCTCAAGGATTAGAGCAAGCAGCACAACAACCAATGGATATAGGTACAGCATTAGGACAGAAGGTTACGACAGCTAACACTAACGCAGCTAACACTATGCTTGCAGGACAGTCTGCTGCTGGTAACTTACAGCGACAAGCTGCTACTGCACAGGCACAGCAGTTAGCCGGTATGGGTCAAGGCATATCTAACTTAGGTACTATGTATGGTATGGGTATGTTTAGTCCTACTACCACTACTGCTTCTAATCAAGGTATGCAATTAGGTGTAGATAAACCAACAATGTTTGGTGACTACCTAGCATCACAATAACAATAAGGATAAATAGTATGTCAAGTATTGCATCTTTGTTTGGTCCTACTGCTGAAGAAATTGTTTATAGTAAAAACCAAGAAGAAAAATTAAGGCAACAAGCACAGTTACAACAATCACTTGCTGGTCAAGAAACTCAAGCAGCTAGAGACTTTTATCAGTCTGGCTACAACATAGCTATGGGTGTGGGTAAAGGATTAGCTGGTGCTTTTGGTTACTCAGATCAGATGCAAGACCCACGTATTGCTAAGTCTATTGCTATGCGTAAAGTATTTAGTGACCTTAGTGCTGAAGACTTAAACGATCCTAGTAAGATTTCTATGATCTCACAGCTTGCAGATCAGTATGACTTACCTGAGTTAAAGCTATGGTCAGCAGATAGAGAGCGTCAGTTAATTGATGAAGAAGCAGCTAGAAGAGTAGCAGCAGCAAAAGTAGGACAAAAAACTTATACAAATCAAAAGCAATATGAAAGACTTGACGGTACAACATTTATGGGCGGTATGTATAATGGTCAAATATATGAGTTTGTTCAAGGAGAGCAACCTAAAGTAGCAGACGAAGGTTCAATACCTTATGTAGCTCCTCCAAAGTCTAGGCAATATCAATACCCATCTATTGAAGTTTTAAAAGCTGCTGGTGACTTTTTAAAAGATAAAGGAGTGCTTGAAGAAACATGGTTGGACTTTGGTACTAACGAAGAGGATGATAAAGCAATTAGATCGTTTGCTGAAGAAGCAGAACTGTTAAGAAGTAATAGTCTTTACGGTGATTTTACATACGGTAAAGCATTTACTTCTATATTTGCAAGAGACAATGCAGAAATAGAATCAGAAAAACAAGAAGAAGAAGAAAGTAAAGTAACAGATCAACCAGGTTGGTCAGTAACAGGCGTAAGATAAATGGCTGAGTATACAGTTCAAGCACCGGACGGAAAGACAATAACTTTACAAGGACCAGAAGGTGCGTCTGAACAAGAAGTTATTGCTAAAGCTCAAGAGTTGTACACAGTAGAAGAGACAACATGGGGTAGGGAGTTTGGTTATAACTTTAATAAGAGCATGTCTGATTTAAACAGTGCTACTATTATAGCAGAAGCCTATATGCCTTTAGGTAACCTGTATGGTGAGGATGGTTTTCGTTACTATTCACCTGAAGAGTTGTATGGTAAAGAGTTTATAGACAGCGACTTTGATACCAGAAGACAAATGCTTGTTGATAAAAACAATAAACAATTAACAGAAGAATATGCTGACGTTATTGCGTCAGACAAAGCTCATGGAGGTTCTGCATCTGCTAGAGTATTAGGAACGTTAACAGGTGCGGTGGCTAGTCCAACATCTCTTGCTCCTGTAGGTGCTGGTTATAAAGGAATAGCTGCTATGTCTGGATTGCTAGGTGCTGAGTACAGTGCGCTTGAGCAGTTTGCAACTAAAGGTGAAGTCGATAAAGGACAAGTTTTAAAAACTGCTGCTGTTTCTGCTGTTGCTGCTCCTGCACTTATGTTTGCAGGAAGAAAAGGTATTGAAGCAGTAAAGAAAACTTATACTCCTGATGTAGGCACAGCTAATAAAACTATGGATGTAGTAGATCAGGCTTATGGTAGTGCTGCTGCTGCAGGTAAATCAAAATTAGATGGGTCATTTGATGCACACGTTAAAGAGTTAACTGGACTATCTCCTGAAGATATAACTAAAGTAGGACAAGTAGCAGGTAGAGAACCTGTATATGCTACTGCTACTGCTGGTAAACTTGCAGAAGATGTAGCTGCTTTAGGTACTGATGTTGTAGCACGTATAACAAAACCTGGTATTAATGCGTTTATATCTACAGTAAGTAGGACGCTAGGTAAAATATCTCCAAAGATTCAACTAGCTTTTAGAGAGTTAGATAAGTTTGAAACACAGATGTTAAAAAGTAAATCTGATCTTATCAAACCTTTTGCAAAAATGTATCAGAGTATGTCGGCTGACTCTAAACAGTTAACAAAAAGATATTTAGCTAATGGTGATTTTGTACAAGCTAGAAATTTATTTAAAAAGATAGACCCTAATGGTGGTAAATACTTTGATGATGTAGAAAAAATGTTAAACAAAACATTTAAAGAATTAAAAGATTCTAAGTTTAGAATAAGTAAAGTTATAAATTATTTTCCTAGATCAATAAAAGACTTAGATGGTTTAAGAGCTTCTCTAGGCAAAGAACAAAAAGATGCTATTGAAAAATTAATAGATATTAGAAAGAAAGAGTTAAGCACTAAAGAAAACAAAGTAACTGAGTTAAGTCAAGCTGAAGAAGATACTGTTATTAATAACTATCTTAGAGGTTTAACTAGAGATGGAGTAGGAGGTACTTGGAAAAAGAATAGGACTTTAGCTAGGTTAGATGATAACTTGTTACAGTTTTATGATGATCCGTTAGATGCTTTAACTAAATACACACGATCTACTACTAACAATCTTTCTAGGTATAAATTTTTTAACGGAGTTAAAGATAAAAATTCAAGAGGAGCTGCTGTAACTGAAGGAGAGTTGTTAGATGTAGAAGGTTCTATAGGTTCTTTAGTTAGCACGTTAAAAGGTACTGTAGCAGACTCAGACTTACGATTACTTAGGGAAGCTGTTCAAGCTAGGCTTATTGATGGCACTAAGTCAGGACATAAAGCAAGTCAAGTATTAAAAAACTTAGGTTATATAACTACTCTTGCTAATCCTCTTTCTGCCTTAGTTCAGTTAGGTGATCTTCCTATGTCAATAAGAGTTAACGGTTTAAGAAACTCGCTTGCTGCTTTAGTTGGTAGGAAAAAAGTATCGATGGAAAGTTTTGGTTTAGAAAAAGCACTTGCTGAATTAAATACACCAGAAAAACTATCGGGTGCATTGGATGCTCTGTTTAGTGTTTCTTTGTTTAAAGCTGTAGATAGACTAGGTAAGAATACTTTTTTAAATGCTTCTCTAAAAAAAGGAATGAAGTTATCTAAGTCAGACAAAGGAATTAAAAACCTAAAAGAAAAATATGGAGATGCTTACGGAGATAGGTTTAATAATTTAGTTGATGATTTAAAAGCAGGTAACATGAGCGAAGATGTTAAGCTATATTTATGGAGTGAGTTAGCTGACGTACAGCCTATAGGTTTATCTGAGTATCCTTTAAAGTATCTTCAAAATCCTAACGGAAGAATGTTCTATTCTTTAAAATCATACGCAATAAAACAACTAGACTTTGTAAGAAACACTGTCTTTGATGAGTTTAATAAAGGTAACTACGCTAAAGCAGGTAAGAACGCTGTGTTATATGCAGCCTTAATACCTACAGGTAACACTGCAGTTGGTGTAGCGAAGGATGCTTTACTACAAAGACCTATGGATTTACCTGAAGAATTGCAAGAAAGATATGCTGAGAATTTCTTTAAGGTGTTTGGTGGTTCTACATATTTAGCTAGAAAAGCAGGTAAAGGTAAGCTATTTGAATCTGTTGCTGATGTTGTTCTACCTCCTTTAGATTACATGGACCACGTATTTAATGTGGTTCAAACTACTTTAGTTAAAGCAGCAGGTGAAAAAGCAGAGTATGATCCTAAAATACTTAACAGTATGCCTGTAGTTGGTAGGTTTATGTATAACTTTTTTGGTGGTGGATTAGAAAAGTATGTAGAAACTAAAAGAAAAGAAGAACTTAAAGATATTAAAGAAAGATTTTACGGAGATTAGACATGGCAGATAGCACATTTAAAAAGTTTTTAAAGAAATTTAAAGTAGGCGAACCAGTTAAACAATATGAACCTGAAAGAATACCCCCTGGTTTCAGAACGTTTGAAGGTAAGCAGAATTTAAATACTGAAAGACTGTTACAGTTAAACGGTAAGACTTACGTTGGTCCTAAGTTAAACGTAACTCCTGCTCAAACTACTCCTAGTGCTATGTCCTATAGTGCAGACATTGACTCTGCTGGTGGACCATTACCGAAAGGCATGTTTAGTCCAATACAAGATAATCAACAAGCAATGTTTAGTGATTATTTACAACAGCAAAGAGATGAGCCTGAAAGAACTACTGATATTATAGCTGACGAGTTAGCTAAGATAACAGAAACAGGTCAGTACAAATATGCTAAAAGTCCTAGACCTGCTGGTTTACTAGGTTATGGTGGCTATAGTCAAGGACTACCTATGGAAATACCTGACAACGCTTACCCTCAAAGGGTTCCGTTTGGGCAGCCTATTGGTGCTGGTTTTTTATCTAAAGATAACATGGCTGAAGCAAGAGCAGAGATAGAACAAAGAAACCAAGAGAACAGAGATGCTTATGCTGCAAGAGGTGAGGAGTTAAGACAGCAGTATCTTAACAGAGATAACAAGAGAGCAGGTCCATCTAGGTTTTCTTCTTCTAGTTACAATCAGAGACAACGAAATAATCCTCCAAACTTTGGAGCATTTGGTGATCTTCTTGCAAAGCCTGAAACAGAAGTGATAAACTTTGATGCTATGGGCAATACTATAACTACACCTGAAGATGTTGTATCTATGGATACAAACTTTAACGCTATGGGTGGTACTATAACTAGACCTGAAGAGGCTGTATCTATGGTAGATGTTACACCTGAAGAAGCAATGCAAGAAAGAGTTGCTCCTTACTTTTATTCACAAGAACAAACTCTACCTACCAATGTTAATGCTCCTGTTGAGTTTGAATATGAGGAGAAAGTTCCTGTTAACTTTGATGAGTTTGGTAATGTTATACAAGAACCACAAATGAATGTTTCAAATAGTGCCAGGATAATAGAGCCTCCTGTTTTTTCAGACACGCTTGTGAATTTTGTAAAAGATCAGGAAGGATTTAAAGCTGAGAAGTACAAAGATGGAAATAAAAATGCTGTTGGTTACGGTCATAATCTTACCCCTGAAGAAGCTAAAACAAATACAGTCTATGGTCACGATGTGTCTAAACCTATAACAGAAGAAGTAGCTGAAGATATTTTAGCAAAAGATTTAGCATCTAAAAGAAAGTCTTTAAACTCTGCTATAAAAAAGAAATACAAAGGTAAAAGTTTAGATGATCTACCTCTTAAATCACAAGAGATGTTAATTGATTTTCAATTTAATTTAGGAGATGCGATTGGAAAATTTCCTAAGTTTACAGAAGCAGTTGTAAACGGTGATATGAAGACAGCTAAGAAAGAATATAAAAGATATTTCGGCAACAAAAAAATACCTTTAACAAGAAGAAACAAAGCGTTTTATAATACTTACTTGAGATAACATGGAGCAGTTCATCATCAACTTCTGGGAGATCATCTCAGGACTACTGTTCGTAGTGTTCCTAGCAATAACTTGGAAGGCAGAAATTGGGGCGCGCATCTCAGTATTAGAAGAGAAAGTACGCGCCCTGTTTGATTTAATTAATAATAAAAAAGATTAGATCTCACAAGCTCCTGCTGTACAAGCCAGTGTCTGCGCTCCTTCCACGTTGTCATCAATCTCTATGAGGCTGTTCCACTCAATGCTCTTTGGCATCTTATGAAGGAGTTCTTTATACTCCTCTTCAGTGCATTCCTCATAAGGTGCTTGCTTGTATGTCCCACCATCATACGGCAGGAAGCTAACACCACTGACATCATCGAAGTTCTTCCAGATCCATGAGCCTACCTCAGGCCACTCATGCTCTTCAACAGAGATAGTGACTGACGGCTTATGCTCACACCAATGCTTCTGATACATCAGCCACAACTCTAAGTGTTCAATAGCTGTGATGTCCTCACGCAGTAGCGCACTGTCTGGTGACTTCTTAGGAAAACTAAACACAGTAGTAGACTCTGGTCGTAGCACACAGTCCTCGGACGGTATACCTTGCTCAGTCATGAACGTGGATAGAGGATCTTTCTTATCGCCTCGTACCCTGCGGACATAATACTTACTATGTCTCGTATGAATCCCAGAGGCAGAGTCAACAAGCTGACTAACAGTGCCAGAAGGCTTAATACAAGTGATGGCAGCAGATACAGGAATATTAAGCTCAGTGGATAACTGTAAGTTTGTATCAACCGATATGTCTCTGAGTCCTTCAAGCATTGCCTTAGTCTTATCACTAGTTTCTCCCATGAGTTTGTTGTCTAGGATACCAGTTAGTGACACACCAAGTAACCTCTCAGCCTCAGTGTTCTTCTGCCACACCTTACGAAGATAAGGGAAGTGAGTCATCGTAGACTGATACGTTCCTAAGATAGTAGCTAGTCTGACCTTACGTTCTAAGTCTTGCCTAGTATCTGTGGATCTGACTACTACCTCAGACAGGTTACAGAACTGATAAGGTCTAAGGATAATCTCTGAACAAGGGTTAGTACCATACTCAAAGTCTGTATCCCTGCGTCCGTTCTTCTTAGCAGTAGCAACAGCAGCCTCACGATTAAAGATACCACGCTCACCACTGTGACTGTGATACAAGCTAGTCCACTCGTTTAGGAACTGTCCTACATCAGGCTTGGTAGCATACACAGCAGAGTTGTTAGCCAATGCACGTTGAGGGTTAGCCTCCCACCACTGACCTACCTTAGCGTGGCGCATCTTGTCATCCTCTAAGTCAGACAGTGAGATCATAGCTGAACGTCTAACACCACCTACTACTACAACCTCAGCAACCTTACACATGATGTCATGACACTCTAGTGTGTTTAGCTTACGTCCTGCTGCACCTTTAAACCTAGTGATAACAAACTTAAACAACTCATGTAAAGGTTCTGGTCCACTAGCCCTGCCACCAAACGTCTTGAGTCTAGCACCTGCTGGTCTGACCTTGCTTGTATCCCACTGAGGTATCTCACCAGAGTACAGCAAAGCAATGACCTGACGCAATGACTTAGCCCAACCTTCCTTGCTATCAGGTACAACAATAGTTGTGTCAGAATCAAACAGCTTGTCAGGTATCTCAGGTAGCTTGTCAACGTACTTATGTTCAACACTAAACCCTACACCAGTACCACATAGTAGGATGTACATAGCCTCATCGAACGCTTTAGGATCATCGACAGGCATGTAGCTACAGTTGTATCCTGCTGTGTTGTCCCTATCGAGTGCCTTACCAGCAGCCATGATAGCTCTCATAGAAGGTACAACCTCCAGGTTCTTGATAGCCTCACGCATCTCTGAGTCTGTCTCCATAGGCATGACATGGTTGTGCTTAGTCTCCAGATGATTCTTCATGAAGTCCATGTACCTATCAACTGTTTCAAACCAATCTTCTCTACGTCCTTCTGCTTCTACGAATCTGCAATACCTGCTCTTCGCAATATACTCTTGATAAAAATCCATCAGTCTATTTCCTTTATAAGTTTATCGTAATTATCTTCTACTAAATCTTCAAATCTATTTAGTATATCAGATGAATTGAGGTCGAGTAGTTCTAGTACATCGACCTCATCCAACATGCTAAGTTTTTCTATGAGTTCAGAAATCGTTAGGTTCACGCTCGTTCTCCATATCTTCGTTAGTCATTACAACCAACGCAGCATACCCACTTATGTCATGCCATGAATCATTAAGAAGATAGTTTCCATTAAGGATGCGAGCCATCTTATTAGTAATCATGTCTAAACTTTCACGAGCATACTGTGGCATGTTATAATAGTTAGGTGATTGTCTCATCACTGCCTTGATGTCCTGACTAATCTGACCTACCACTTTGTACTGTCCGTACTGTCCTTCTCTTGCTGCTAGTGTATCTTTAATCTCCATACTGTTTCCTTAAATAGTTAATCGACACAGGCATCTCGTCAAAGCTACCATCGTTTACTTCGTTCAGCATCCAGACACCAGACCAACTACCATTAGTCTGAGGAGTTAGATAGTCCTCGTCATGTTGATAGAAGATACCAGCAAAGATACCAGTGATGCCAGCACCATCAGCCTTTTTGCTAAAGGAGATAGCTCTGTCTTGAACGTGTCCCATTATACACGACATGTGTTTCTTTTGCAAGAGAAGATTAGGATTACTTACAGGTCTACCCATCACACCAGATGTGAAGTAGTGGCTGTAAGCTATACCATTAACAATAGGTACATCAAGAAAGTCTTTTACATCCCAGTTATATTTCTTTAGATTGAAGTCATCATAGCCTATCAAACCTTCTAGCTTTCTATCAGACTCGATAGCTCTGTCGATACGCTGTTCATGATTACCTATTAGAAATATCTTCTTAGGTTTCCATACCTTCT